GAAAACCAGCTTCGCCTCCGCGCCCTAGTCCTTCGCGACTTCGCTCGCATTTGGCCGCTATGGCGCGGAGACAAGGCGTCGTTCCTTCGGCTCGTTGACGCCACTGTGCCGCTCGTTCGAGCTAACCACCAGCTCTCCGCAACCCTGGCGGCCAGTTACTATCAAGCGTTCCGCCTCGCAGAGGGCGTCGGCGGAGAAGCGACTGCACGACTTGCCGAGGCCATCGATGAGGACAGGGTCCGCGCATCGCTGTTCGTCACCGGCGAAGAGATGACTCGCTCAGCCGTGTTGGCCGGCTCCTCTGCCGAGGAGGCAAGGCGCAAGGCACTTGTGCGGGTCTCGGGCAGCGTCACTCGGCATACGCTCAGTGGCGGGCGGGATACGGTCATCCTCTCTTCAGCCGCCGATAAAGAAGCGGCTGGGTGGGCGAGGGTGACTGCTGCGAACCCATGCGGGTTTTGCGCGACCCTGGCGTCTCGAGGTCCGGTCTACTCGGAATCGACTGCAGACTTCAAAGCGCACGACCATTGCTCATGCTCGGCCGAGGTCTCATATCGAGACTCCGAATGGCCCGGTAGAGCGCGCGAGTTCCACCGCCTCTACAACGAAGTCGCATCTGGTTCGGAGAACCCGATCAACGAGATGCGCAAGGCGCTGGCTGCTAACTGACCAGCGGTCCGATCTTCGCCGCGTCGCGGCGCAGTAAGCCACCCCTGGAGGGTGGGAACCGACTAAGCCCCAGGAGGGCCTACATGCCTGAAGAGGAGAAAGCGGTCGAGGTCGCGACCGAGGAGAAAGAAGAGAAAGAGACTCCAGAGGCTGAGGAGAAAGCCGAGGAGCAAGAGGAGAAAAGCTCGGAGGAGTTTGACGCCGATAAGGCCAAGGCGAAGATCAAGAAGGCCAACAACGAGGCCGCCAATCTCCGCAAGCGCCTGAAGGAGCTTGAGCCTCTCGCCAAAAAAGCCAAAGAACTCGAGGACGAACAGAAGTCCGAGAGCGAAAAACTTACCGAGGCGAAGTCAACTGCCGAGAAGCAGGCTGCGGAGGCAGCGCAGGAGGCAGCGAGACTGCGTGTCGCCTTGAAAAAGGGACTCACCGAGACACAGGCCAAGCGCCTTGTTGGTGATTCCGAGGAGGAGCTCGAAACAGACGCCGACGAGCTGCTCGCCTCATTCAAGCCCGCTGAGGAGGAGAAAGAGTCCCAGGAGGACACCCGGCGTCGTCCCAAGGAGAAGTTGCGGCCAGGTGCCGCGCCATCCGCAGAGGCGGACGAGACCGACCCGACCAAGTTGGCCGCAGCGGTCTCACGCGATTACTAAGGCACCTCGCCGACCCCGCCATTGGTGGTCGCTGCGAGCAAACCCTCTATGCAAAAGGAGTGACCACCAATGGCCAATGCATTCCTAAAGGCCGAGAAGATCATCTCGCAGGGGCTTGGACTGCTCCAGCGCGAGCTGGTTCTCCCGCGCCTCGTTGTTCGCTATGGCGCCGCTGACTTTGCGGGCGCCAAAGACGACACGATCAATATCCGCATTCCCTCGATCCTGAAAGGGCGCGAGTACGAATGGCGGGAACGGAAATCCGCGATCACGACCGACGATCTCGAAGAGTTCTCCGTCGCGGTCACGCTGAACAAGCATCCCTATAACGCGGTCGGGATCACGGATGAGGAGCTGACGCTCGATATCGTGAACTGGGGCGAGCAGGTTGCTCGTCCTCAGATTCGCGCTGTGGCCGAAATGCTGGAGTCCTACATCGCCGTTGCGATGGAGGAAGCCAACTACCGGCACACGGTCGAATACGAGCAGCCCGATCCCGAAGCCGAAGGCAAGGACTACGCCTTCTACCGGGCGGCGGTCAAGGCTCGTAAGTTCCTCAATCAGGAGAACGTTCCGGCGACTGGCCGCAAGCTCCTGTGCGGTGCCAATGTCGAGGAGGCCGCGCTGAACTCGGCCCACCTGATCGACGTCGACACGTCGGGCAGTGACTCGGTTCTGCGCGAGGCCGTCATCGGTCGCGTTGCCGGGTTCGAAGTCATCGGGAACTGCAACTCGATCGACCCGGACTTCGCGGTCGCGATGCACCCGACTGCATTCGCGCTCGCCAACGTTGCCCCGGTGGTGCCGGATGGCGCCAAGGCCGGTGCGACGCTGACATTCGATTCGCTGGCGATGCGCTGGATCCGGGACTACGACTCCGATCACCTGCGTGATCGGTCGGTCTACTCCGCGTTCGCTGGCGCCTCGAGCGTCGAGGACGGTCGCGATCTGGAAACAGAAAGCGAAACGTTCGGCGAGCTGACCGAAGAGAACGTGCGAGCCGTCATGTTCGAGTTCGTGCCATTCGGCGAAGGCTCCTAAGGCGATTCTGGAATTTGGGGAGGGGCCTAAGCCCCTCCCCAAGCCTTGTCATCTTGTCATGCGCGAACTAGCGACCCTCCAAGACTTCGAAGAACGGCATGGCCCGGCCGACGATCGGGTCGACGCCCTTCTGACCGATGCCGCCTCGTTGATCCTCAACGAGGTTGCGGGCTCAGAAGCGGAGTGGGTTACCGACTCCTCGGTCGACGCCCCTGCCGTAGTAGTTGCAATCTGCGTCGAGGTTGCCTTTCGTGCATGGAGCAACCCCGACGCGCTTTCAAGCCAGTCCCTTGGAGCGCATACACAGGCCTGGGCTGACCGCAGTGGCGAAGCCCTGCGGCTGACGAAGGAGGAGAAGCGGACTGTGCGGAGGGCGGCTGGCTGCAGCTCGCTTCGGGCGGTCACGCTCAAATCTCCCTACTCGGGGGATGAATCCGGAAGCAACATCTTCGAAAACGACCTGCCGCTGTGAGCGACGGACTAGCGATATTGGTCCCCGTGCTGGGGCGTCCGCATCGGGTGGCACCTCTGCTCGATTCGATCGAGAATGCGACGCCGGATGCTCGTGTTTTCTTTCTTGCCGACCCTCAAGACCGGCAAGAGCACGAGGCCATCGAAGCCGAGCGGTGTCTGCGGTCGATCAGCATCGACCTCGACATCGGCGGTGGGAATTACGCCATGAAGATCAATCGCGGCATCCGGCTCACGGATCAGCCGCTTCTCTTCCTCGGCGCCGATGACCTTGCATTTCACTGCGGCTGGCTCGAGGCGGCTACGGCCAAGCTCACCGATGGCATTGGCCTGGTTGGAACGAACGATCTCTGCAATCCGCGGGTGATGGCAGGGGAACACGCCACCCACTTCCTGATGACGCGCGCTTATGCCGAGCGCGGCACGATCGACGACCGTTCGTCGGGGCCGCTGCATGAGGGCTATCCGCACGAGTATGTCGACAACGAGCTGATCGAGACCGCGAAGCACCGTGGTGCCTATGCCCACGCCGCCGACTCAATCGTCGAGCACCTGCATCCGATGGCCGGCAAGGCACCGATGGACGAGCTGTACGACCAAATTGGAGCCCGCATGAAGCAGGGCGTCCGCATCTATGAGAAGAGGCGGGCGCTGTGGGCATGAAGGAGGTCGAGACGTGAACGAGGTCGCGGTGGTCACGGCCGTCGCTGGTGCCTACGACCACCCACGCTCGGACACCTTTCTCCCCGATGTCGATTACCTTTTCTTCCACGACGAGCTAACCGAGCCCACGCCTGGCTGGCAGGCGCTTCCCCTCCCGGATCATGATGGCGGCCCGCGCCGTCGCGCCAAGCTGCCAAAGCTCGACCCACATGCGCTCCCGGAGTTGCGCCGTTATCGCTACGTGATCTGGGTCGACGGCGGTATCTCGATCATTGCAGCATCGTTCGTGCCGGAGATCCTTGGCCACATCGATAACGGCATGGCCGTCTCTCCCCACTTCGATGGCCGCGACTGCGCATACGGAGAGGCGATGATCCGCCCGCCGAAGTATGCCGCTGAGCCCCTGGACGATCAGGTCGCCTACTACCGCTCGCGAGGCTTTCCCCTAAATGCCGGGCTCTATGAGTGCGGCGTGCTGGCGCGCGATATGGAACATCCGGTGGTGCCCGAACTCGGCGCACTCTGGCGCGCGCAGGTCGAGCGGTGGTCCTTCCAGGATCAGGTGAGCTTTCCATACTGCCTGTGGCGGCTCGACTATCGCCCTGGGGTCCTGCCGCGCTCGTTCCGCAACATGAACTGGGTAACGGTCAGCGCTCACCGGAGAGAAGACTAATGGCGGGCGTCGGGGAGAGAATCACGGCAGCGACCCCCGAGGGCGATCGCTGCGGCCATGAGTTCCGGTACCGGCTCGCCGCGGGCTTCTGTCACCCAGGTGACGTCGTCCTCGACGCAGCCTGTGGTGCCGGTTATGGAGCAGTGCTGCTACGAGCTGGCCGCGTCATCCGCTACATCGGCGTCGACCGCGATCTCTGCGATGTGCCGGCGGGCAATCCTTCGCTGAACTTCCGTGAGGCCGATCTCGAATCCTGGGAGCCGGACTTCGACTTCGATGTCTTCGTTGGCTTCGAGACCATCGAGCATCTCGAGGACTGTTCGGCATATGTGAGGGCCGCGAAGCAGGCGCGGCGCTGGATCGCCATCTCCTGCCCGGTGATCCCGACGGTGGGCCAGAACCCCTACCATCGCCGCGACTTCGAACCGGGCGAGCTGCCCTCACTGTTCGTCGGCGACGAGTGGGAGCTATACCAGGCAGTCCCGCAGCCCTCCGAGCTGGCTGAGATCTATTCGTTTAGGAGGCGGGCATGAAGCTGATCGCCTCCATGCCTGCCCACAACGAGATGGGCCGCTATCTCCAATGCACGGTCAAGCACGCGCTCACCTATTGCGATGAGATCCGCGTGTTGGACGACGGCTCCGAGGACGGTAGCGCCGACTGGCTCGAAGCTCAGGACCGGGTCGCCGTGTGTCGTCTGGATGGCCCCGGGTGGTCACAGGAGGGCGGCCACGAGGGCACTGTTCGCCAGGCACTGCTCGAGCACGTCCTTGCCGGTGAACCAACGCATGTCCTTTCCCTCGACGCCGACGAGCTTGTGCCCCGCGGTGCAGATCTCAGGGCAATGATCGAGGCTCGAGCACAGCGGCCCGTATGGGCACTGCGGGTCGTCGAGGCATGGAACATGGATCCCTGGCTGATCCGAGTAGACGGAGGCTGGCGACCGAGGTATGCCCCCGTCGTTTATCGCGTCCCCGACGACCGGGGAGACGATTGGCACGCTCGCACGGATCTTCGTCTGGCCTGCCCCCGGGAGCCGGTCGCCGTAGCCAAGATGTACCGGCGGGCCGACAAGCGCTCGCAGCTCCCGATCGACCTGGTGCATCTCGGCTGGGCGAATCCGGCTGAACGGGAGGCACGGGCGGCGCGCTATTTCGAGCACGACGCCGGCCGCTTCCATAAAAACGAGCATCTCGAATCGATTCTCTGGACGGACGAGCGGCTGCAACTGCGCGGCTACTCGATGCCCGAGGATGACTCCTCGCCTTGTCCGTCGCCGTAGTCATTCCCTGGGGCGGCACTTGCCCGCATAGGCAGCGTGCATGGTCCTGGGTGCGGGAGCGCTACAGAGCTGCGCACTTGGGCTGGAAGGTGATTGAGGCCACGGCGCCGGCCGGGGGATGGCGCAAGGGCGCCGCCGTGAACCCAGCGGTGGAGACATGTGGTACCGAGATCGTCATCCTCGCCGACGCCGATGTCTGGTGCGATGGCCTCGCCGATGCGGTGAATGCGGTGAAGGCCGGTGCCGGATGGGCCGCCCCCCACCTTCGCGTGCATCGTCTTACCGAAGAGGGCACGGAGGCTGTAATCGGTGGCAAGGACTGGCGCGACCAGCCACTAGCCCAGGAACCCTACAAAGGGATTCTGGGCGGGGGAGTGGTTGTAGCCCGCAGAGAGAGCTTGCTAGAGGCCCCACTGGATTCGCGATTCGTCGGGTGGGGGCAAGAGGACGAAGCCCATGCGCTGGCCCTCAACGCGTTGTTTGGGAAGCCCTGGCGAGGTTCGGCCGACCTAATCCACCTCTTCCACCCACCGCAGCCCCGGCTGACTCGCCGCCGGGGTTCGCAGGAGTCCTGGAAGCTTCGCCAGCGCTACCTGCGTTGCCGCAACGACCCTCGCGCCATGCGCGCCTTGATCAAGGAGGAGAGCCGTGTCGCTAGCCCAGATGATTAACCGGCCCTGCGTGATCCGTCGCGAGGTCTCTACGGGGGAACGCGACGAGCTGGGCAACGAGACGACTAAAGCAGTCGAGCTCGAAACCGTCTGCGATCTCCAGCAGCAGGGTGGCTTCCGCTCAGAGAGCACCGATGAGGTCAGCGACACGCGGTGGGTTCTTTACTTGCCTCCCGAGGCGGAGATCGGGCTTGGCGACACTGTCGAGGTCGAGGGCGAAGGGGAGTTCGAGGTCTACGGCGAGCCGTGGAGGGCGCGCAACCCAGTCACGCAGCAGATCTCCCATATCGAGGTTGCACTGCGGCGGACAGCGGCTGCAGAGGAATCCCCAGCAGGGGGCGGATCTTGATCCCCTTCATGGAAAAGATCTTCGTCGACTACCTAGGTGGCGACTCTGCCATCGAGGCGATCGTCGGGGATCGGATCGCAACGAAAACCCCTCGGACATTGGATGCGCCGTGGGTTCGGATCAGCGTCCTTGCTGATCCGCCGGCCGGGAAATCCAGCGCTGATCACAACATCGCTTTCTACGTGCAGCTCGACTGTTGTGCGGGCAAGAAAGGAACACAGGTCGACGCCAACTTGCTCGCCCGTTCAGTTCGAGCTTCGCTCGGCGAGATGCCCCAGCAGGAACATGCCGACGCCGTGGTCAGCGGAGTGAAGGTGGAGGGCTCGAGGCCGATGCCCGACGACACCTTCGAGCCGACCATGGATCGCTACATCGTCACGGCGACTGTCTGGGCGCACTCGAGCCCAGAGGAGGGATCGTGAGTCGCTTCAGGCCAAACCCTAACTTCGAGGCAGAGCTGAGAGCTGCTGCGGTTCCGCGCCTTGTCGCGGTAGCTAATGCGGTCAAGGCGCGCGTCGAGGCAGAGAAGCACTCGATCATGCCGCGTAAGTCGACAAAACCGGTAGTGGTTGAGGTTTCCGGCGATGAGGTGCGAGTCGCCAATACCGACCATGGCAGCCACCTTGATGAGTGGGGGTCGGTTAACAACCCACCATATGCACCCATCAGGCGCTCGGTGCGCGCCTTGGGCCTACGTCTTTCTGAGCGCGGCAAGTAGCCGCCACCTGCAGTTGAACCCAACTACCAGCCCCGACCGGGGCAGGAGGAATATCCAATGGCACAGGAATCCAAAGAGATCGTCATTGCCCCTGGGGCAGACATCTTTGTTGGCCCGGTCGGGACGGCCTTCCCGGCGCCAAATTCAACTACGGCATCACGATCGGCGAGGTCAAAGCCGCCCAGAAGAAGCAGGCCGTGCGCCGCTTCGTCACTGATGAAGAAGTCCTCGCGGGCTTCTCGCTCGAGCAGTTCAACGCTACCAACTGGGCGCTTGCCTTCGGTGGCGGGGAATTCGAAGAAACGTCGCCGGGCATCTACACCTACAAATTCCCGGGCGGCGACGAGGCCCTGAACGAACAGGCCCTGCTCATCCGCTGGGTCGACGGCAAACGCCACTTCCAGCTCGGCATCGAGCGCGGCAACGTGACCGAGGGCGTGGAAATCGGCCTCAAACGGTCCGAGGCCGCGATGATCCCGATCAGCTTCAAAGCGCTGGCGGGCGAGGGAGAAGACACCGTAGGGGTCATCTTCTGCACCGACGACGCGGCGTTCGAGCCGGCCGGTTCCTAAGGCTCTGACGGCCCCCTGACCACAACGGTTGGGGGGCCGTTTCGCGTTCACCTTCACGACCAAGGAGAAGAGATAGCCGAATGGCTACGAAACCGAAGAAAGCTGCTGCCGCGAAGGCGGAGAAAGCACCGACTGAGCGCACCGTGCAGTGGGAAGGGCTGACCCTTACCCTGCCAGCCGAACTGCCCGATGCCGTCCTGCTCGACCTGGCACTTGTCCAGGGGGGCGATGACCCGACGTCGACCTTCGAGATGCTGATGACGATGATCGGCGAGGGACAGCTTCGCCTCGTCCGCAACAAGGTCAAGTCGGATGAGAATGTCAGCCTCGAGAACG